GATACTGACAGCTGGGGGCGCAAATGGTGCATCACAGAGGTCGGTATGGAAGTCAAAGGAGACATCGATGATGTCCTTAAAGAAATCTTACAGCCAACCCACCCTGCTCATTGATGGCGACCTCTACCTATTCAGAGCTGCCACAAGCGTAGAGGAGGAAACAGACTGGGGTGATGACATATGGTCACTATCGACTGACCTGTCAGCAGCCAAGCGGGTGTTCAACAGCATGGTTGATGGCTTCAAGCAGGCACTAAACGCAAACGATGTGGTCATCACGCTCTCAGGCTCCAGCAACTTTCGCCGGGGAGTAGAGCCAACATACAAGGCAGCTCGTAAGAAGACACGGAAGCCTGTGGGCTACTCAGCTATGGTTGAGTGGGTCAAAGAGACATGGGACTATGTGTTAGTCGATGAGCTTGAGGCTGATGATGTCATGGGCATCATGGGGTCAATCCCCGGCACTAAGGCCATCATCGTGTCTGACGATAAGGACATGAAGTCGATCCCCGGCAAACTCTACAGGCCTCAGAGCAACGAGAGGATGACTATCAGTCAAGCTGAAGCTGACAGGTACTTCCTCACACAGACCCTGACAGGAGACCCTACTGATGGCTATGCCGGGTGTCCTACGATGGGGCCAAAGACAGCAGAGAAGGCGCTGGGCACACACCCGACATGGGATGCTGTGGTCTCCGCATATCAAAAGCAGAAACTAAACGCTGACTACGCGCTGACCCAAGCGCGGCTTGCTCGAATCCTACGCCACACGGACTGGGATGATGAAGCAGGGGCGGTAAAACTATGGGAGCCAACAAGATGAACATGAGTGTCGCATTCAAATGCAAACTAAACGATGAACAGGAGTTCATGCTGGGGCAAGCAATGCTTCGCCATGAGAGCCAAATAGACCGCTCTTATCTGTCTCTGGCAGACAAGAGGACGGGTGATTGGGCTACAGTCAAGAAGCCTCTGAAGAAGTCTGCCAGACGCGGAATGCTGAGGTGGTTCTACGACTACACATATGGCCGTGAGTTCACCCTAGAAGCCTTGCTTGAGAACAACGGTAGAAACTGTGTGTACCACATGACCCGTAAGTTAGTCGCTGCCGGTGCACTTACTGAAGTCTCAGAGCACAACGGGGGCGCTGCTGGTGCCAAGATATACATCGTGTCCGACCGTGAAGTTATCGGGAGGATGTTAGCCGATGGATAAAGACAACGATCTGATCAAAGTGACAGAGGTGCATGAGCATGAAGATGGTAGTGCCACGCTGCAAGTAGAATGTAGTCCAGAGACTTTTGCAGCAATCTTCAATGTGGGCTTCGTGTCTCTGGTCAAAGCAGGCCTGTACTGGGAGACAGACAATGGAAACTGAAGACATCGTTGTGAAGCCTTCGCATTACACACAGTACGTCATTGAACCAATCACATTCATTATGACTAACAAGCTGCCTTTCCACATAGGCAACATCGTCAAATATGCAGTCAGAGCCGGGTCCAAAGCCTACCCAAACCAGACCGCAGAGCAATCAGAAATCACCGACCTAAAGAAAGCCATCCGCTACTGCGAGATGCGTATAAACCAAATTGAGGGAAACGAACTATGAACATGATGAACAGCACAGCAATCTATGGTCCAACCATTGGTATTTCTGAGGAGATACACAAGATGAAGTACCGCTCTGTGGGCGAGACCTTCAAAGAGGCCATGACCCGTGTAGCTGATGCACTCAAGGACGGAGAGGAGCACTTCGAGGCCTTCCGCAAAATCCTCTACAACATGGCATTCCTACCAGCTGGGCGTGTCCAGAGTGCTATGGGTGCTCCCCGGCGAGTGACACCATACAACTGCTTCGTGAGCCTCACCATCGAAGACAGCATGACAGGCATCATGGAGGCAGCAGCAAACGCAGCAAAGACCATGCAGCTAGGCGGCGGCATTGGGTATGACTTCAGCACCCTGCGCCCCCATGGTTCCCTCATCCGCTCCCTCGACAGTAAAAGCTCTGGCCCTATGAGTTTCATGGGCATCTTTGACGCCGTGTGTAAGACTATCGCCTCAGCAGGCCACCGTAGAGGCGCACAGATGGCAGTGCTGCGTGTAGACCACCCTGACATCGAGACATTCATCCGTGCCAAGAACAACAGCACAGAGCTGACACAGTTTAACATGAGTGTAGGTGTGACCGATGAGTTCATGCAGGCAGTCAAGGATGATGCCGACTTCGACTTAGTGTTCGATGGTCAGGTCTACCGCACTGTGAGTGCTACAGCTCTGTGGGATGACATCTTGCGCTCGACTTGGGACTGGGCAGAACCCGGTATCCTATTCATCGACCGTATCAACCAGAAGAACAACCTGTACTACTGTGAGACCATTGCAGCCACCAACCCATGTGGCGAACAGCCACTACCACCCAATGGCGCATGTCTCCTTGGTTCATTCAACTTAGTCAAGTACGTCAAGCAGAACGGCATCCAAAGCGGCGATGCAGCAACCTTTGACTATGAGAAGCTAAAGGCTGACATCCCGCATGTAGTCCGTGCCATGGATAACGTGGTGGACCGTGCAGTCTACCCGCTACCAGCACAGGAAAAGGAAGCCAAAGACAAGCGCCGCATGGGGCTGGGTGTTACTGGTGTTGCTAATGCCATTGAGGCGCTGGGCTTTCCGTATGGCTCCCCTAGCTTCATGGACACACTGGAAGAGATCATGCGTACCATCCGTGACGGTTGCTACCGTGCGTCCATTGAGTTGGCCAAAGAGAAGGGACCGTTCCCATTTTATACCCACAATTACCTCGACAGTGGCTTTGCGCAGACGTTACCGGGAGACATACGCAATGACATTGGTGAGTATGGCATCCGCAACTCGCACCTCCTCAGTGTGGCACCAACAGGCACAATCAGTCTCTCAGCAGACAATGTGTCCTCTGGCATCGAACCAGTCTTCAGTCACTACTATGACCGCACCATCCAGACCTTCGATGGTCCACGGGTAGAGCGTGTAGAAGACTACGGTGTCCGTGAGTTTGGCGTCAAAGGTATGACAGCAGATGCGCTATCGGTGTTTGACCATGTACGAGTGCTCAACCTTGCCTCTAAGTATGTCGATAGTGCTTGCAGTAAGACCTGTAATGTCGGGGATGATGTCACTTGGGAACAGTTCAAGGATGTCTACATGCAGGCCTATGACGGTGGCTCCTCTGGATGCACCACGTTTAGGGCCAGTGGCAAGCGCTTTGGTATTCTCAATGCCTCTACCAGCGAAGATGCAGCCATTGAGACTGCGGCAGAACCAGATGCCTTTGTGGATGAGAAAGAGGGTGGCGCTTGCTACTTCGATCCAGCCACAGGCCTTCGTACCTGCGAGTAAACCAGAGGGGCCCTTCGGGGCCTCTTTGACCAACTAATAACAGGAGAACAGAATGTTCACTGTAGAGTTCGAGCAAGATCACACCAAGATAGTAACAGTTGACCAGAGCGGTGCCCACGAGGACGTAGAGATGTTCTTAGAGGAAGACGGGACTGTGTATATCAGACAGTTCGCTGAAGAGTTCAATGAGTACCAGTTGCTCATCATCTCCCACTATCAACTGGTAGACCTAATAGCTTCCATAGATGCGCCAGAGGGCGCTCATTCAGTAACCATAGGTACAGAGTAATGATATTCCCACGCATAAAAGTAGACAAGAACAGATGGCACACTTGGTTCGCTTGGTATCCCATCAAGTACGGCATTCACTGGGTGTGGTTACAGAGGGTACAAAGGCGCTGGTGTGACCACCCAGTCATTAAGTCTTGGGATTACAGTGTGCCAACCATTGATGACATGGATAACCACATCGACTGGGATAAACTATTGTGATTGAGGTGACACGGGGGCGGCTCCGTCTAGCAGACCCTACTCCACCGTGTCGTTGTTACCGGAGTAACACTTGTCAGATGGGGTCGATTCGATCTCATGTCAATAGTCTACAGCCAAAAAACACTGATCGGGACTAAAGTGTGGTCCTGACCAGTGCTAAGTTAGTTCGCCGTTACTTCATACGGAGCATTATGGCGAACAACAATCCAACTATTATTAGATCGCTTAGTGGGAGTGCTATTCCATTAACCATGGGATCACCTTCCTTTCTTCAACCTGACAGGAGTTGGCCTGCCAGTATTCTGTCGATCTGTGTTTTTTGCTTTAGGATAACCAGCCGTGTATCTTGGTTGTCTGGTTCATACGGTCCTCTAGGCCATGGTATCCACCATTAACGCGCCTTGTTATCTTACGGACTACCTCTTCACTCATTCCCTTGATGGCAGTGCGAAACAAGAAGTTAGTCCTAAAATACCAAAGCGCTGTCTCGAAGGCATACTCGTTTGAACAGAGGTCGGGGTCGTTCATTACATCTGGGAGGCGCATGTCTGAGGCAAACAGTCTGTAATTGTCTCTACCAGTCAACTGAA